CCGCAATGCCCGCCAGCTGGCCGCCCGCTGAGCACACCATTGAGGGCAACCTCGAGTCCTGGTTGGGGGCGTGGCAGGTCAACGTCCTGGAGTCGGTGACAGCGTGATCGTCTACACCGGTGGGACGTTTGACATGTTCCACGCCGGCCACGCGTTTCTCCTGGAGCAGTGCCGCAAGCTCGCGGGTCCGGATGGACGGGTAGTGGTGGCATTGAACCCCGACGCGTTCGTGGCCACCTACAAGGGCAAGGCCCCGGTGTGCTCTTACAAGGAGCGCGAAGCGGTGCTTCGAGCCATCCGGTATGTGGATGACGTGATCCGAAACGCCCACGGCGCGGACAGCCGGCCGACCATCGAAGACGTGAACCCGGACATCATCGCCATCGGGGTGGATTGGGCCGGCAAAGACTACTACCGGCAGATGGGCTTCAGCCCGGAGTGGCTGGCCGAACGGAACATCTCGCTGGTCTACCTGCCGCACCCCACGCCGATCTCTTCCAGCGAGGTCAAGGCTCGACTGTCGGTGCTGACGTGAGCACCTGGCTACTAGTTCCGTGTCACCGGCCTCGGCTGGACGATCTGCGGGAGTCGCTGAAGTACTTGGGGCACATGCCGGCCCGTACGGTCGTGGTCACCACCTATCCCGACCCGATCCAGCCGTACGACCTCGATCCGTGCGTCACAGTGTTGATTTCGCCGGAGCCCGGCATCAACATCTCCCGCTGGTTCAATCTCGGGTTGGACTACATCGCCCGTAGCGCGGAAGATCAGTACGAAGTGTTGTGCATGGGTTCTGACGTGCGCATCACCCGTGAGACCGTTGAGGTGCTGGTTCGGGAGATGCGTGAGCACAAGCTGGCTATGGTCGGCGCCGACTGGTACGGCGTAGCGACGGGACCCGTTGAGATCCGCCGCGATTCTTCGCCGGGAAGCGTGTACCACCGCATACCCGGTGTCGCCATGCTGGCCGCTGGCGAGCTGGATTTACGGTTCGACGAGCAGTTCCGCTGGTGGTACGCCGACGACGATTTCGAATGGCAGCATCGCCAAGCGGGCGGAACGGGTCTAGTCCGGGGCCAGGGCCTCCAGCACGGCGCCGGGACCCCGCTGGACGCGGAACGCTCCCAGTACGCCATCGAGGACTTGCCCAAGTTCCGGGACAAGTGGGGAACGGTGCCGCACTGATGGGCGTGACGGCGGTGATTCCCTCCATTCCTCCGCGTTCGAAGATGCTTCGCCGAGCGTTGGCGTCGGTGCTGAGCCAAACGCACCCGGTTGACGGCATCTCGGTCGCCGTGGATAACTCGCGCGCCGGGTCGGCCACTACTCGTAACCGAGCATTGGCCGGTGTGACCACCGAGTGGGTTGCGTTCCTGGACGATGATGACCAGTGGAAGGCCAACCACGTTGAGCGCCTCCTGGCTACGGCTGAGGAGACAGGCGCGGACGTTGTGTATCCCTGGCCGGAGATGTTCGGCATGGGGGATCCGCGCCCGGATCGGTGGAACAAGCCGTTTGACGCGGATGAGCTGCGGCGCGGCTCCTATATTCCGGTGACGTCGCTGGTGCGGACCGAGTTGGCGTGGAAGTGCGGCGGATTCCAGATCCCCGAGGGTTCGGTGTACGACGACTGGGGTTTCTACCTCGCACTGCTGGATCTGGGTGCCAAATTTGTACATTTGCCCGAGCGCACCTGGATTTGGAACATTCACGGCGGGAATACGTCGGGCTCAGCTGATCGGTGGGCTTAGATGCCTTGGCGTGGCGAATTAGAGCCCGGTGAGTTCCCTACGCTGGGCTCTGAGGTCATCGCCTGGATTGAAGACAACCTCATCGTTCCGGATGGCCCGCGGCGCGGCGCCCCATTTATCCTGACCGATGAGCAGTGTCGGCACATTTTGTGGTCGTACCGCCTGAAACCGCACGCACGGGCGGATATGGGGTCGCAGGCGTTCGCCTACTACGGATCGTTGCTGGTCCGCCCCCAGAAGGCGGGGAAAGATCCGCTGGCGGCGGCTCAGGCGTGTGCGCAAGCTCTAGGTCCGGTCCGGTTCGACGGCTGGGACGCACAAGGTGAGCCGGTTGGTGCCCCGATGCCAACGCCGTGGATTCAGTGCGCTGCTAACGCGGAAGATCAGACGGTCAACACGTTCGCGCCAATCGTCACCATGCTCGGTGAGGGTCCAGTGAACTCGACTCCGGGGCTGGATGTGGGCATTACCCGCATCAATTTGCCTTCTGGGGGTCGAATTGAGCCGGTTACGGCCGCCGCGAAGTCCCGGTTGGGTGCTCGAATCACCTTTGCCACCTTCACGGAATCGGGGCTGTATACCGAAACTTCCGGTGGTCAGAACCTCGCTAGGACCATGAAACGTGGTTTGGCGGGTATGGATGGCCGCTGGATGGAGTGTACGAACGCCTGGGACCCGTCGGAGCGGTCCGTGGCGCAGCAAACGTGGGAATCGAAGGCTCCCGGGGTGTTTTTGGACTATCGCCCACCTCGGGTGCACGTCGATTTGGACGATGATCAGGCTCTGCGCGCCGAATTGCTGTACGTCTACGGCGATGCGGCGTGGGAGAATGGTGGTTGGGTCCGGGTTGAGCGGATCATGGAAGAAGTGCGTAACCCGGGCACCGGTGAGGGTGAAGCGCGCCGGTTCTTCCTCAACGAGGTCACCGTCGGGTCGAAAGACGCGGTGGACACCCTCAAGTGGACCGCGCAGGCCCGCCCGAACCAGCCCTTGGAGCCCGACGAGCGGATTTGCTTGGGCTTCCACGGTGCCCTGAGCCGCGACGCCACCTCGTTGTGCGCCTCGAGGCTCTCCGATGGTCGCCTGTATCACCTGCGGTCCTGGGAAAAGCCCTACGGACACACGGGGGACTGGGCCGTTCCGCGAGCCGAGGTCAACGAGGCGGTCGCGGACGCCTTCGACGCCTATGAGGTTGTGGCGATGATGGCGTCGCCGCATGGCTGGCAGGACGAAATCAACACTTGGGCCGGCCAATACGACAAGGTCGACGGCGAAACCAAGGTATTAGAGCTCTGGCTGAACTCCGAAATGCGGATGGATCAGCTGATCGAGCGGTTCTTGACCGCGCACCGGGGCGATGACCTCACCCATGATGGCTCGGACATCCTCACTTCGCATGCTTTGGGTGCGGCGCTGGCAAACGGTAAGCGTCGCCCGGCCGCTGAAGAGCGGGACCCGGGTACCCCGGAAAACTATCTACGTGTAGTGAAAAAGAGTCACGCTCAGTCAATGTCCGCCTTTATGGGCGCCCTCCTGGCTTACGAAGCCAGGGGATGGGCGATCGAACACGGCGAACTAGCGAACCAGATGGTTCCTAGCATCTGGTGAAGGGAGTACTGGCGTGCAGCGGTGGCTCCCCAACCTAGTTGAGTTCCTGTTCGCGGCGCTGTTCGCGGGCCTGACTGTCTACGGCGTCTCACTGATCTACGTCCCGGCTGCTTTCATCCTGGCGGGGCTGTTGTGTGCGCTCGCGGTGGTCGGAATTGAGCGGATCGACGCCGCGAACAAGAAGGCAGAGGCCGGTAAGTGAGCCTATTTGGCCTCTTCGAGAAGCGTGCGAGCCTGGAAAACCCCGCCGTTCCGCTGACCGACGCCAGCCTGTTGGCCTGGTTGGGCGGCATGCCCACCGATTCAGGCATCCCGGTCACCGAGATCTCGGCGATGAACTTCAGCGCGGTGTACCGCTGCGTGTCGCTGATCAGCGGTTTGGGCGGCGCGTTGCCGATCAACGTGTACGAAAAGGGCACCAAAAACTCGGTTGAGCACGCCTTGGTGGACGATCCGCACCCGGATATGACGCCATTGGAGTTTTGGCGCCTCACCTACGTGCATCGGACGCTGTGGGGCAACCACTACTCCCAGAAGATCTACAAAAACAGCGGTGAGCTGCAGTATTTGATCCCGATCGCGCCAAATCGGGTGTTGCCGGTGTCCGGGCCGCCGTCTCGCGCGAATCCGTCGGGGAAGGTCTTCAAGGTCACCGACAACGCCGGCCAAACCAGCATCATGACCTCGAAGGACATTTTCCACCTTCCCGGCTTGGGTTTTGACGGGGTGTGCGGGGTTTCCCCGGTCAAACTGGGCGCGCAGGCCATCGGTTTGGCGTTGGGCGCGGAGCGGTACGCAGCGAAACTGTTCGGTTCAGGCAACTTGACCAGCGGCATCCTGCAAACCGACAACAAACTGACCCAACCGCAGGCCGAGATGCTGCAGGACCGCTGGCAGCAGAAGATGTCCGGACTGGGGAACGCGCACAAGACAGCAATCTTGGATAACGGACTCAAGTTCCAGAGCCTCACCATGCCGAACGACGATGCCCAACTACTCGAGTCGCGCCGTTTTGAGCTGACCGAGATCGGCCGCTGGTACGGAGTCCCGCCGTTCCTGCTGTTTGACCACGAAAAGGCTTCAACCTGGGGTTCAGGGTTGGAGCAGCAGGCGCTGGGGTTCGTTCGCTACGACCTGCACCCCTCTTGGCTGGCCCCGACCGAGCAGCGCATCACCAAAGAACTAGTCAACGACCAGGGCCTCGAGGCCAGCTACGACATCACCGAGATCCTGCGTGGTGACTCGATCGCCCGCGCCGAGTTCTACCGGGTCATGTACGAGATGGGCGCCTACTCGGCGAACGAGATCCGCAACTTCGAGGATCTGCCGCCCCGCCCCGCTGGGGACGACTACATGGAGCCGACGTCGGGCTCCGTCGGGGTCAACGAACCGATGGGCTCGAACAAGGTCATCGGGAGCTCGTCTTTGGGCCCATCGGGCGCAGGTAAGAAATGACAAAGGAAGGACTGGCGATGCTTCGAAGCTTGCCGGCTGGTGAAGAGCGTCGCAGCCTGACTCTGTTGGACGCCTCAGTCTCCGTAAATGGTGGCGGCGAGAACATTCCGCCTCGATTCGGCGGCCACGCGGCGGTGTTCAACTCCCGTACCGCGATCGGCAACCCCCAGACGGTGGGTTTCTTCGAGGAGATCGCTCCTGGGGCCTTCTCGAAGACCATTAACGAGGGCGACGCCCGGATGCTGATCGACCATGACTCCGCGCATGTGGTGTCACGGGTGTCGGCTGGGACCCTACGGTTGTCCCAGGACCAGCGCGGTCTCGCCGTTGATTCGGAACTCGATACCAACTTGTCGTATGTCAATGACCTGGTGGCGAATCTACGTAACGGCAACATCACCGGCATGAGCTTCGGTTTTCAGGTTGTCAAGGACGCTTGGACCACTGAAGAGACTCGCAACGCCGCCGGTGAGAAGGTTTCTGTCGAACTGCGACGTGTGATAGAGGCGAAACTGCTGGAGGTTTCCCCCGTCACCTTCCCTGCCTACGAGTCAACCGACGCCGGTGTGCGGGACTCCATTGAGACCGCGCTGCGGCACCGGGGCGACCCCGAGGCGATCGCTAAGCGCGCCAAGTTCCGCCCAGAGCTCGCTGAGCTTCTGGGAGA